TCCCGCAACACGCGGACCTTGAGTTTATCCGTACAAAAGCGAATGTGCCCCCTGGGTAGCATGTTGCTCGCATCAATCAGCGCCTTGAAGGGCTCTCCGTTTCTCGATGCGGTGCCGAAGCTAACCTTGCGGAATCCGCCCTCGACGCGCTCCAGCCATACGATTCCCGTATTCCACCGCCGCCCACACTCGGCGACAAACTCAAGCGTCTCCTCCCGCTCCTTCCCCGTATTCGCGAAGGTCACATGCACGTCGGGCGGAAGCTCGCCCTCGTAGGCGTCGAGGATGCGCCGCAGCATGTAGGCGGACGTGCGCCCGCCGCTAAAGGAGATCAGCGCTGGTCCTTCGATGAGGAAGGGGTCGCGCATCATGCCGCCCTCTTGTTCTTGTATGTTCCGGCCGCCGCTGCCGTCTCGGCGATGTTCTGCGGCCTGAAGACGATGGCCCGATGCCGGGCGCACCATGAGCCGTCAGGATCGGCCAGCGGCGCGTCGCACCACTTCGACTGCCATCCCGCCGCGTCGCCGTGGATGTAGCGGCAGCCGGTCGGGGCGAGCGGCTTGGAGAAGTCGGGCCGGATGATGGCGGGGCGAGGCTTGGGAGGGCGGCCCTTCGTGTTCGCGTTGATGTGCCTCGCCAAGCCCTTCCGGTGCGCCCGGCCGAGGATGCCGTTCCGCGTCTGAGAGAAGCCCGCGGCCGTCAGGATGGCGGCGATGTCACGGGCGGCGGTGCCCTTGGACCACTCCTCGCGCAAGATAGCGTCGTACTCGGGCGTCCAGAGTATCCGCGCAACCTCGCGTCCCTCTGTCGGGTTGGGTGTAGGGAGGGTGTCCATGGGCTATGCCTCCGCCATGTCGAACAGCGCGATCTGCACCGGCTCCCTGAAGGGGACGGGAGGGATAAGCTGATAGCGGGCGTACCGTTTGCCTTCAGGGCTCTCCACCATCTCCGTCAGGATGTTGTGCCCGAGGGCTTTGAGGTCGGCGATGCGCGCCGCGAGCCTGAAGCAGCGGTACAGCTCCAGCGCCTCTATGGGCGTGATCGTCTGCCCGCTCTCTAGGTGGGCTAAGATCTGGTCGGCTTGCGTGGGAAGGGTCATGCTCCGATCTCCTTCGCCGTGATGATGAGCGCGGCCGACGTGCCGTATCGCTTCCGCACGGTCGCCGTGACCACCTGGGCATCGTCGCGCCAGACGATCTGATTGAGGGCGTCCAGGCACTTCAGGAGGTTGTCGGCGTCCGGCTTCTTCGTCGGCATGACCTCGCCACGCAAAGCCGCCGCCTGCTTCTTCTTCGACCACGACGCGGCCGGCATGAACTGAGCCAGCATCACAACCTCGACGGCGCCCTCGAAAGGAACGCGCCCGGCCATCTCCTTGCCCGCCGCGTCGCGAAGCATGCCCTCGTAGTTCTTGGTCGCCTCGGGGGTGAAGACGAAAGCGCGGCCGGTCTTCTTCGACACGGTTGCGCGCCCCCGCCCCTTCCCCCTGGGCTCGCCGAGCAAGGTGATGGTCACGGGAGTGGTCACCGAACGACCTTCGGCCACTCGCCCATGAGCTGGATTCGCGTCGGACGCTCCCCGCGGCGATGAAAATTCCAACCGCGAAGGATGATCTCCATCGCCTTCGCCGGCCAAAGAGAGCGGCGGCGCTTTTCATCCAGCATCCGCTCGCGGGCAACGAAGATGGGGTCGTTCTCATCCAGATTGGCGCCCTTCGCCAACTGGTTGATGTAGGCCCCCGCGGCATCTTCATCGCCGGTAATGGCGCCGATGTAGAGGTAGGCCGTGATGGAGAGCGAATAGCTGCAAACCTTGGTCGACTTCTGGATTTTCCGGAAGGCGTCCTGGATCTTGTCGGCGTAGATGGCAACCGTAGCCTGCACTTGCTGTTTCGTCGGCCGGTTCTGCGGCGAATGCGAAACGACAGGGATTCGACCGCGGGTATCGATCTGCCACAGGTATGAGGCGACCGCGGCGAGATTGTTGCCGTCGGTGTATTCCCTCATCGTCAGCAGGTCGCCCGGCGACTTGACCGTTCCCGTATCCGTTGAAAACCGGGTGTCCCGCGAAACCCCGAAAGTGATGACCGTTTGAATAGTGCAGCCGGTCTCGGCTACTGCGCGCAGTCGGTGTTGCCCGTTGTTTACCTCGCCGGTCGATGCGATGACGATGGACTCGCCGTTCAGCTCCCACCGCCCCTCAATCATGTCCGTCTTGAATTGATGAATGATCGACTTCGGCGCCCGGTTGTGATCGTTGTTTTTCAGAAGGAGGGCGGCCAACTCCGGCGTCAGGGGCGCGACGACGGAAAACACCTCTCGTCTGCCGCGGGCAATCTGATTGGCTAGCCACATTTCCGCGTGTCGCTGGGGATTGATGTCTCTAAGGGCTGTCATTCTCATCGTCTCCTTCGTGTCTCATGTGCCGTCATGGCGCCTTGTGCTTTCCTCTGGCGAGCTAATCGACGAGAAAGGAGGGGAGGGCCGGAGCATGCTGATGCAGGCCCTCCCCTCAGTCTTCGCGTCATCGCAGGGAGTGGGGATAGCGATGGCGCGGCCGAAATGGACAGGGAACCACGCGCGAGCGATGTGCTCGGAGAGCGGGCGCGGGATCTTGGCGATCATGGCGGAGGCGAACTTGCGGCCGGTGGACTTGGAGCCGTGCCGCCGTTGCAACGAGCAATCGGCACCGGCACCGAACCAGTCGTTCCCGTTCTTTCGCCCGTCCGCCATCGTGACGTTGGGGTCGCCGTGTGCGAACTTTCTGACGCAGGCGACGTTGAATCCAACGGAGGACAGTTTTGTCCCACCAACCTTGAATTCGCGCCTTGTCATCGGCATCAGCGCGGGCACATCACCCCAAAGGTAAAAGCTGCCGAACGACCACCGCGCTCGCCCGACCCATTTCTGAGCGCCGCGCACGTTCTCGACGACCATCGGGATATGCCGGCCGGCCGCCTCGCAAGCCTCCCGCTGGATACGGAAGCAAGCCTCGAAAAGCGCGTTGTCCGGGGGCGGCAGCGCCTTCGCCTTCTTCCATGGCATCGCCCGGTAGCTGTATGCCTGGCAGGGCGGCGAGGCGACGATCAGCGCGGCGTCCTTGAACTGCGAGCCGTGAAGCGTGAGCACGTCCTGAATGGCGAGAATGCCGGGATAGCGATGCTCGCCGTAGACGTGCCGCTCGATGTCGAAGCCGATCACGTCATACCCGGCGGCAAGCAAGCCTTCGGTCCAACCGCCAAGGCCGCAGAACAGATCGATGGCGAGCGGACGCCGGATTGTTGGCAGCCCATCGGCGCCCTGGCTAAGCGCATCGTCAGGAGATTGGCGAAGTGAGCTCATGCGGCGCACTCGAAAAGCAGCTTCGGCTCGGTCGGATGCTTGTCAACGCGGGCGCGATCAGCGCGAGACCAGGAGCCGCCCTTCGTCTCGCCGATCATCCGCCAGCCGGCAGCCGACACGCTCCCGCCCGTCTCAGAGGCAAAGACGTAGGTTCCGATCCGCTTGAACCCGAGGGCAAAAGCAGCTCGCGCGCACGCTCCATACAGAAACGAGCAAGCGTTCCGCGTGCCGTCCGTGCAAAGCCGCGTCACTTCCAGCGTCGAGCCGTCATCACGCATCCGAGCGACAGGCCGACCAACGATGGCGACGCCGACCAACGCCCCGTCGAGAACGGCGCCGAGCGAGAACTTGTGCCCGACGACCGGCTTGTGATGGCGATGATGCAGGCGAACGTAGGCGTTCGCCTCGGCCAGGGTGACGGGGCAGAGAGACAGTTTCACTCTCCCCCCTCCTCCGGGCTTGTCCCGATACGTAGTGGCGACGGACGCGAAGGCAGACGTTCAGCGCAGAGGGAATGGGTCATGCGGACACCGGGGGAGCGGGGAGAGGCTGCCAGTGGGTAGGTTCAACACTCCCGAGCACGACGAAGTACGTCTCGCCGTCAACGCCCTCCGGGTCCGGCTCATCCCATCCCCAGCAGTTGAAAGGGGCGCCGCGGAAATAGCAGTCGATCCTCCGACCGATGCGCGGATACCAGAGATCAACGCGCGTCCCATCCTTCGGCGCCGTCTCTATCGGCATCCAGCCTTGCGGGGAGGTGGTCATGCGGCCCTCATCGTGGCCGCTATCTCCGCCAGCGCACGCGCGACCAGCGGCGGGACTTTGCGCCTGGCGCGGTATCGCTCAATCGTGCGCTTTGAGCATTCCAGAGCCTCGGCGGCCTTGATTGCGGTCTTGTCTGGGCCGTAAAGCCGATCCAAGAGGGCGGAAAATTGTTTCCCAGTCATGGCCCGATGGAATAGCATGGAGGCATAATGTCGGTCAATGACAAAATGTCGCTTGACAGACTGTCGCAAGCGGGCGCATTGTTCCCCTCACCACAGAGGAGACCCCGATGCCCACAGCCGCAGAAGACCTCAAGCATACGCCGGGCGAACAATCGTTCGCGGAGTGGCTGGCCGAAGAAATCGAGCTCGCCGCTGAGAACGCGAAGGAAAGCCGCGTCGAGGCGGTGAGCAGCTACGGCGCCGGACACGACCGCGGCTATCTCGACGCGCTCAAGGCCGTTGAGGAGCGCGGGGTTGGCGCTCTCTACGGGGCAATGGTGGAAGTCGTTGCGGCCACCGATGCCTACGATGAGAGCGAGGCGGCCGACGACCGCTGCATCCGCGCCATCGAAAAGTGTCGCGCTGCCCTCGCTAAGTCCGGTTCCGCGTCATGACCTCCCCCGCCTTCCTTCGGCTCACCCGGGACGGGCTCCCCCGAGTGAGCAGCAGGCAGACGACTGACAACAGGAGATTATGATGCACAAGTACGAATGCGCCCTCCTCCTCTCGATCGGTCCTGGGGATGCGGAACACGAGTGGAAGCGGCTGGTGGTCGAGTACGCCTATCACAAGGGCTCGCCGGCCTACACGCCACGCGGCGAGTACGCGCCCATCGATCCGCCCGAGCCCGAGCACGTCGAGATTGGGTCGGTCTACATCCTCGCCGAGTCCATCGTCCGTGGCGTGAAGACGCTGGACGCCCGCCACCCTCTCCCTGAGTGGATGGTCGAGCCGCTGACCGAACAGTTGGAAGCGTTGGCCCTCGATCACTGGCGGGGCGGGCGCGACGACGCGATGGAGCGCAGGGCAGAGGCGCGGCGGGACGACGACATGCTCGACAGGATCGAGCGGCGGCCACAGGCGGGAGAATAGACGATGGCTGAGACGCTCCCCCCTGTCGGCCTTGCGGAGCGGTGCGCCCGCGCCGATTGCCCGCCCCAGTTCGAGAAAAGCTATGGCCTCGCTGGCGGCGGGATCGGCGTCTACGAGTACTGCGAGGTCTGTGAACGCATCGTCAGCAAGACGCACGAGGTCGACTAGCATGACCGCGCAAATCATCCCTCTCCGCCCCCGGCCTCCCCTCCGTGTCGAAAGCCTCACCGATGCCGTTGCCGAGGCCCTGCGGAAGGCCAAGTACCAGAGGGCGGTAGAGGACGGGTACAGCCCGCGCGTGATCGAGATCCCGAGGCAACGGACTAACGACGAGGACAGTCGGGGTTAGGCGTGGTTGGGCAAGGCATGGAGAGGCTTTGATGACGAGCATGGGAGAGAATAAGTGAGTCTCAATGTGTTCCTATTTTCGATGGGTCTTGCGAGCGGTTGCTTGGCAGGAATCGCCATTGGGCTGCTCCTGGCGAAGTGGAGTTTGCAGTCATGACCACAGACTTCGATAAAGAGATCGTCAAGGCGGCCTTCAACGTGAAGGAGGCTCGGCGCATGAACGAGCCGCTGGCTGGTCCGCTCGATCTGTTGGCCCGCGCTTTCGAGGCGAAGGACGAGGCGCTTCGCCCCAAGCTCCTGACCGCCGACGCTGCCGTCAACATCTTTTGGAAAAGCCCCTCCATGTCGGCAGTGCGTGACATGCAAGCCGTCCTCGATGCCGACCGCGCGGCCGTGCTTGAGGTGATCGAGGCGCTGCCGAGATCGGCACACGCCAACCGGCGCCCCGATGGGCGCTTGGAAGTTGGGGATGAGCGCGTGTCGATCAATGACATCCGCCGCGCCCTCGGAGACCGCGCATGACCACAGCAGGATCGCCATGCCTCGAACGCCATGCCCCGAGAAGTGAGGCGGAAGCCTTGCGAGATGTGGTGCTGAGGCTGGCACGGGATGGACTGGTGGCCGATCCCACTATCGATCCCGAGGCTCTATTCGTCCGTGGCGCCGCTCTCCGCAACATCATCCGCATCCTCGACGGCGGGGACCCACCGAAGCCCCAGAACGAAGCGCAGTCCCAACCGGCGAAGCCACAAAAGGAGATCGTCTGATGCTGACCCTATCCGTTCCCGCGCGGAAAGACCTCGGCCCCAAGCAGATCGAGTGGCTGAAGGCGAACGTCCCGCAGTTCAAGCCGGCGAAGGAACAGGCCGACGCGGCGCTGGCGCACTCCGCCCGAGTCGCGGGCAAGATCGAGATGGAGAGCCAGGCGCAGGTGCGGTCATGAGCATGTCCCTTGTGCCCCCCCTGAACCTGGGCAACGTCCGCTATCACCTTGACCGGATCAGGAGTTCGCTTCTGAGCATCGAGCATGAGGCGACGGGGCATTGCCTCACCGGGAACGCTGCCGAGCTGGCGGAACTGGCGAAGCGGCTGACGGACCTGTGCTCACCGACAAAGGGGCACCTGACCGGCGGCGCTAGGGCGGTGGAGATGAAAGATGCAGCCTGACCCGACCGTCCACCAGGTCGTCGCCGCGCTCACCAACCACGAGTACCTGCGGGACCAGCTCCGGGTGCAGTTTCCAGACGCGGACGAACAGACCTTGGCCGACACCCTTGAGGGCGAAAGCAACCTCGACCAGATGCTCGTCGCCGTCATGCGATCGACCGAAGACGACGCCATGCTGGTGACGGGGATCAAGGAACGGCTTGCCGAGCTATCGGAGCGGGGCGAGCGGCTGGCGCGGCGGATCGAGGCCAAGCGGGAGATCGTCTGCCGGGTGATGGAGCGGGCAAACATGTCGCGGATCGAGGCTGCCGATTTCACCCTGTCGCTGCGTCAGGCCCCGTCCAAGATTGTCGTCACTGACGAAGCCCTGATCCCCGCCGCCTACATGAACACGCCCGAGCCGCCGACACCGAAGCCAGACAAGAAGAAGATCGCCGACGCACTGAAGGCGAATACCGAGATTCCGGGCTGCGTCCTGTCGAATGGCGGCGTCTCTCTTAGCGTGAGGAAGAAATAGCCATGGCGAAGGTCAAGAAGGAACTGGCGGAGATCCTGGCGCGCTACGACCTGAAGCCGGACGAGGCGCTATGGGATTGCCACGGGACGCTGGTGATCTACCACAAGACCTGCGAACTGATCGCCGCCAAGGCTGGCATCACCTTCGACCCGCCGCAGATCATCGAGGCACGGTCGGGTGACAAGATCGTCGCCATCTGTGCCGTAGGCCGCATGGGAGACCGCTCAGAGTGGTCCATCGGCGAGGCGGCGCCCGGCAACAACAAGAACGCCTACCCCTACGCAATGGCCGAGAAACGGGCCAAGGATCGCGTGATCCTGAAGCTTGCCGGCTTGTCGGCCTACATCCACAGCGAGGAAGAGGCCGACGACTTCAAGGACAAGCCGAAGGGCGCCGTCGAGGCGGAGACGAAGCCGCTCGCGAAGGGAGCCGAGGCGCTGGTAGGCGGGGGCATGATGCCGGCGGTATCGCCCAAGCCGGCCGCTGAGGACGCCATCACCCGCTTCTGGAAGGGCACCAGCTACGAACTCCCCGGCAACGATCTCCTGACCTTCGCCGTCAAGTTCGTGAAGGCCGCTGCAACCTGCCCCCACCCGGACGCCCTCCTGAAGTTCGAGGACGACAACGCCGACCACCTGGCAGCCATCAAGAACGGCTCGGCGTCCGAGTGGCAGAAGGTCCAGACCGCCCTCTCCGCCGCCCGCAAGCGGCTCACCGTACTCGCAGCATAGGAAACGACGATGGCCTACCAAGAGAAACCCGGCGACGGCGTGCTTTTCCAGAACACCAAGGGCACTAGCGACAAGTCGCCCTCGCATACCGGCTACATCACCGCGCACCGGGACATCAAGGCCGGCGAGAAGCTGCGCCTTGCCGGCTGGCGGAAGGGCGGCGAGAACGGGAAGGCGAAGTTCCTGTCGCTGAAGATGAGCGATGAGCAGCGGCGCGAGACCGAGACGCCGGCTCCTATCGCCGCCGCGCTTGATCCATTCTGACCATGACCGCCCCCGCCGCCTTCAAAGCGACGTTCTCAGACTTCCGCCTCGTCAAGGGCCGGAAGGTCGCTCAGATCGTTGTCGAGGTCCCGATAGAGGAAGCTGACCACGCACTCTTGGCGCTTGGCGGCATTCCTCGGCCGGACATCGCGCGGTGGGTTGCGGTCGCACAAATCTCCCCCGAGGCGTTGGATCAGGCGACGCCCCAATCCGTCGCCACAGGCAGCACCCCCGCAGAACCGAAGCAGCCTGTCGCCTCGGTGGGAGACCGAAAGGAATACACGCTCGCCAACCGTATCGGGATGACGTGCGCGGACCCGGATTTCCAGAAGTGGCTTTCGGCCCGGTACAACGGCACGGAGGTCAACAAGGATACGGTAGGCCCGCTGGTGCGCGCCATCTGCGGCGTCGAGACGCGGGCGGACATCAAGCCGGGCACCGAGGCGGCAACGAAATGGCACGCGCTCATGGTCGACTACGAGCAGGCGACCGGACGCATGGCGGAGCGGCGGCGATGATCCGCGCCCGCACCCGTCCCAAGATGGGCGTCCGCCAGCCTACGCGGATCAACTCACCATCTCACCTCGCCTGGGTCCGCACCCGCGCCTGCCTTGGCACCGGAGGCCCGGAGGAGTGCCTGGGCAAGATGGAGGCTCACCACGTTCGGCACGCTCACAACGCCGGCACGGGGTTGAAGCCGGGAGACGACGCGGCCGTTCCGCTCTGCGCTCTCCACCACAAGATCCTGCATGACGCCGGCCATCTGACGTTCCAGCGCGACTACGTGTGCAATCTCGACAAGTCCGCTGCCGAGCACTGGAAGGCCAGCCCGCACAGATACAAGGCAGAGAACCGATGACCGCAACGATACCAACGGACCTGAGCAAGAGGCTGCGCGACCGCGCCAGCTACATTTCAGGTCGAGACGGCGCGCGCACGGCCGAAGAATTTCACCGCGAAGCCGCCGACGCGATCGACCGCCTGATGGCGCAGAACGCATCGATACGGGAGGCGTTAGCACAGCTTCGCAAATTCATGGATGACGCGCCTAAACTAGATTTCAATGAAGACGTGACGCTGTCATGGATGGCGTTCATGGGTGCCAAGGTGGAGCTGATCCTCGCCAAGATTGAGCGCCTGGACCGGGCCGCCGCCCGAGCGAGAAAGGACGCGCAGTCATGAACGTATGTACCAGTTATGATGTGTGGTTCGGCCTTGCGCTTGGTTTGGTTATTGCTGTGCCTGTTTATTTAGGCATAGCATTCTTAATCATCCCTTGGATTGAACAGGAGAAAAGGTAATGACGACTGAGGATGCAGATAGGCTGATCGCGAGCCTCCGTCGCATCAACACCGTCGTCACGGTAGACGCGGCCGATCTATTGCGCGCCACCCTCGCCGACCTCGCTGCATCAGATGCTCTTGCTGAAGCACGCAACACCGGCATGAACGAACTTCTTGCCCGCGCCGAAGCAGCCGAGGCCGCGCTTGTTGCCGAGCGGGGGGCGAGGGAGAGGATCGAGGGCGCCCTGCGCGGGTTGGTTTCTCGGCTGGACGCCATCCACGACGACCCCGCCTATCAATCCGTCTGGACGGTCAGCCAGCTACACGTAGGCCCGTATCGAGGGCCGACCTACGTTGCCGAACTGGCGACCGCTCGCGCCGCCCTCGCGGGCAAGACCGAGGGAGGCTGAGATGGACGGCGTAGATGCGAGGCTGGCGGGGGCGGTGACGAACGAGGAGGCGCACAAAGCTCTTGGCGACGCACTGAACGAATGGTTGCCGGGGCCGAAACGCGACTGGACTACGACCGAGGGTGCTGTGCAGGCTGAGTGTTGCCTTAAAGCGTGGCGATTGCTCGACGGGCCGTCCGCCGGCTGGATCGGCGTCGGCGTGCTGATGCTGCCCGCAGGTTTCTACTGGCGCGTCATCGTGAACGACGACGGAGCGACCGCAACGGTCCAGTCGCCCAAAGGAACCGCATCGACGGCAGCGTGGCGATACGAGGAAGCCGACGCCAAGCGCCCCGACTGCGCCCTCGTCCTCGCCGCTCGCCGCGCTCTCTCAGGAGACAAACAATGGCTGAACTGAAGCTGGACGCGGGAGGACTGAAGGCGGCGAAGCTGGCTTGCGCCGCATATGGCCTCCACTTCGACGAGGGCGACGGCGGAAGCCGAATGATAGAAGCCGCCATCCGCGCCTACCTCACCAAGGCGGCGCCGGTAGGGTGGAGGCCGATTGAAACGGCGCCGAAGGACGTGAGCATCTTGGTTCATTACAACAATGGCAGCATCGAGTTGATCGAGGAGGACGACAACGACTTCGATTGGAAGCCATACAACGGTAAAGACGAGACATCCAAGGGCGTTTCATCGCCAACCCACTGGCAGCCCCTACCCGCCGCTCCCGTTACCCCGGGGAGTGAGGGATGAGCGAGACGAAGCTATGCAAGGACTGCGAGCACTTCCGGCTGCCGTGGATAGACAGGCTCTTCGGCGGCTACATCTTCGGCGATTGTGCCAAGAACTATATCGAGATCCCGGCGCGAACTGATCCGGTGGATGGCGAGCGTCGTCCCGCATATCGGTATCTCAGAAGTGCAGCCATCCACCGGTTCCCCAGGTCCGAATGCGGCCCTGAAGGCAAGCTGTGGGAGCCCAAGCCATGACCGACCGCTTCTTCTGAGCAGGAGTTCAGCGCGGATAAGACTACCGCCACGACCACGGACAAGGGGTGAGGAGCATGGGGATCGAGGAACTGATCGAGAAGCTGGAGAAAAGCGAGGAATGGCGCTCCGTTCCTGGGTGGGGGTACGAAGCCTCTGACGCCGGGCGGCTGCGCAACGGAACAACGCGGAGGCTCTTGCTGCCATCCGTCACTGACCGGGGGTACGAGAAGGTAACGTTTCAGGAAAACTATCGGCGCAAGACCGTTCGGGTTCATCGCGCGATTTATGAGGCGTGGTTTGGCCCAGTGCCGGTCGGCCTCCAAATTAATCATTTGGACGGGAACAAGCGCAACAACGCGCCGGGCAATCTTGAGGCCGTGACAAACAAACAAAACATCCTGCACGCGATAGCAAGCGGGCTCTGGGCTTGCGGCAGCAAGAATGGCAGCAAAACAAAGCCTCATCGCGTTGCCCGCGGCGAACGCGCCAGCCTCGCAAAGCTGACCACGCCACAGGTTCTCGATATTCGCCGGCGCCGCAGCAATGGGGAGCGCCTTGCCCCGCTGGCGAATGAGTTTGGCGTCGACCAGTCGCTCATCAGCTTGATTTGCAGAAGGCGCATATGGACGCACATCTGACCCATCTCATTGAGGCTTTGGGCGCTGCGCCGGGGCCGAGCCGGAAGCTAGACGACCAAATCGCGCTCGCCGCAGGATGGACTAGACCCGCCGATACTCACGTATCTTATGCGTGGCTGCGGCCCGATGGTCTTCGCGAGTCGTCGTCTCTCTATTTCACGGAGTCCGTAGACGCCGCCCTTACCCTCGTGCCGAGCGGGATGGGGTGCGATCTTCATGTCGGTCCCGGCGGTCGCGTATCCGAGGCCGTCGTCACCGAACCGCTGGTCAGCATGGAGAACGGCTGCCGCATCACGCGCTGGCGGCAGCACAAGTGCCCGGCAACGGTTGATGGCACGATCATCTGGCGCAATCCCGCCCTCGCCCTCTGCATCGCCTCCCTGAAGGCTCGTTCAGCGACCATCCCTACAGGGGGAGAGGAGGGGTGACGGACCATCGCGGCAATCGGACTCCGCGTCCCACCGGATATCGCAAGCGAGGTCCGCATGACCGCCCCTGAGACCATCGTCGGCGCCGACCTGACGCTCTGGCAGAAGGCCGGCGACCGCATCGCCTTCTGGATCTTCGTGAACCTGTGGACGCCAGCTTGGCCCGATTGGCTCGGGCTCTGGCTGGTCGAGCGTGCGGGGCGATACGCCTATGCGCCTCGGGCTTGTCCCGACACGTAGTCCCGCCTGCTTAGGAAGGGATGCCTTCACTTCGACGGGTTAGCGGCACGCCGGCAGCTTGCTTACGCCCTCGGCATACTCACGCCAGTATTCGGCCCGCGCCTGCGCCTCGCCGAGGTCTCGGCCGAACGCAAACAGGCCCGCGCCGACCGTCAGGAGGGCGCCAACGAGGGCCGGGGCGAGCTTGGAGAGCATGTCAGCGGGCGACGCCCTTCATCTTCTCCCATGACCGCAGCCCGCCCATGCCGAGCATCGCCAGCATGAGCTGCCACAGGTTCTCGTCCAGTCCGATCAGGACCGGGGCGTGGGTGAGGCCGAGCACGTCGAACAGGCCCGTTGCTGCCGGGCGGAAGATGTACTGGTAGGCGAGAGCGGCGGCGCATACCCAGCCGATTGCGGGGCGCCAGCCGGCGACGAACAGGCTCCCGGACTGCGCCTCGGCCTTGTTGACCTCGAGCTGCGCCAGGTCGGCCTGCGACAGGACGGTGAGTAGCCGTTCCTGCGCCTCCGCCGCCGCCTTGGCCCGCGCGTTCGGGTCGGGGATCAGGTCAACGAGTTTCTGCACCACGGGCGTCAAGCCCGGCAGGAGCATCCCGAGAATGCCTGTCATCTCAACCCTCCGTCATCATCTTCGCCAGCCGCCCGCACCGTGCCGGCGTCTGCGCGGCCCATAGGCTGTCCGCCATTTCGGCCGCCGCTCCCGGCCAGTCCTCCCGCTTGAGGGCCGAGAGGAACTTCGGGAAGCCCTGCAACCCGCCCGCCCCCATCTGGAATGCCATGGAGGCGACGACGAGCTGGCGCTTCTCGGATAGCTGCCGCCACCACGGAAGCGCGCGGTCAAGGTCGCGCTCGACGCCGGCGATGTCATTCAGGCAGAGGTACTTCGCCTCGGCCTCGGTGATCCCCACGTCGTCAAGGTTCCGGCCTATGCCGATGGTCAGCTTGCCGACCGTGTCCTTGTAGGGCTTGAGCCTCAGCCCCTCGTCGGCGATCAGGAGGGAGAGCATCGCGTCGCGGTTCACCGAAACACCGCCAGCGCCGGCAGCGCCTTGGCAATCGTCGCGCCTACCGCGCCTGCGACCGCGCCGACGCCCGCGAGCATTCGCCATGCGCCCTTCGTTTCCGACAGCTTTTCCTCGATCCGCGCGAGCCGGTCGCCATTGCGGAAAAGGGTTTCCTTGATCTCGTCCAGGCTGCGCTCGAAGCCGTTTAGCCGGCCCTCGGCGCGGCCCAGGTCGCGTTGCACGTCGTCGCCTCCGCCGATAACCATTTCACGCCCCCTTCCCCGGCGTGGCCGGCTCTAAAGTACGCCAGCCGTCGCCCGTCGCCGTCATGCAGGCGATTTTGTTCGGGGTCACGATAAAGAGCGTCCATGAGCCGTCCGGCGCCGCGAGAATTTCCAGCAGGCTGCCGCCAGTCACGAGCCCGGCAGCGACCGGGACTTCACCGAGCGCCGCGAACTTTTCAAGCATGAGCGCGAGCGGTCCGCAGGGCGGCTGCTGTTGCGCCGCCACGTCCGATGCCGCCACCATCAGGAGGGCGATCAGGAGGAGGGGTTTCATGTGCCCATTCCTTCCATGACGCAGACCAGCTTCCCGCCCATGACGCAGCGGAACAGCCGGCCGGCAGGGTCGCGGGTCGCGTAGATGCCCGGCTCGGTATCCTTGATCTCTGTCCGGGTAGGGACGTGCCGCCACCCGCCGGGGATCGGGGTCAGCTCGCCAACCGCCGCCGGCTGGCAATGCTGCTCACTGCAACAATGAGCCCCCGTCGCGGTCTTGAAGACCGGATCGCGGACCCACGCATAGTCCTCATGCGCCTGAGCCGGGAGGGACAGCGCAAGAATGAGCGAAAAAGCGCTCAGACTCGTGCCCAGGAATCGGTGTAGCGTCAAGACAGCCCAAGACATGGACTCATACTCCTGTCGAAGGTCAGCCCGGGCCGGTTCGTGCAAGGAGCCGGCTCGGCCGCTCGCATGTGCGACGCCTCGGCATGATACAGCCAAAGCGTGTTTTAAGGTAGCGCGGACAACGCATTTTTGCGCCCAGCTTTGCGGCTCGGGCGCTCATCTAGTCCTCGTCCAACGACGTCGATTCACCGACCGACTTCGCCATACGTTCCGTCATCCGCATGATCTCGGGCCGCGCCTGCTTCGGGCTGCCCTTCGTGAACCTACGGGACCAGTCCATCGCGTTGGCGATCTCGCGCTTCAGGCTTTCGCGGCTCAGCTTAAACTTCACCCATTCCGGCCGGTTCGGGTCTTCGATGTTCTTGCGATACTGGTCAAGGGTGGCCTGGAAACGGTCCATGAATGCAGCGGCGCGCTTGGTGTCCCCCGTCTTTTCCGCATCTATTGCCTGATTAAATGAAATTGCCAGCTCGCGGTAGAATCCCGCCGTTGCCCGCCGTGCGTCCGCGTCGATCTTGGAAAGGTCGAAGATGTTCTCGTAGCGCCGAGCCCTCTCTGCCGGAACGAGACCGAGCAACTGCTTGCCTACATCGGCGTTGGGGTACTCGGACGCCGCCATCACCGGGTTGCCCGCAGCCGTTTTGGTTCCCTCTTCTTGCAGGCCAACGGCGCTGACTATATTGCCGAGCGCCTTGGGCAGCAGTTTCGATGTCGCCTGATAGTTCTGCCCCTTGCTGTAGAGATCACCCGCTGTCGCACCTTGAGAGATGGCGCCGGCCAGCGGCCCGAACATCTCCGCAACATTGTGAGGAGCCTGCCGCCCCATCCCGAACCTTTGGCCTGAGTCCGTACCCGTCAGATACCGCGACGGGCCGCTCATCAGCATCTCGGCGGCGATGTCGCCCCAGTGCTTGCCGCCCACTTTTTCCAGCCCGTCTCGGAGCCAGTGCCGAAGATTCATCTCAATGGCAGGATCAATCTTCGTGACCAACGTGGTCGCCCAATCAACCGCGTCGGCCGTATCTTCAGCGAACGGCAGCCCCTTGATGCCGGCAGCGGCGACAAGGGACGCAAGCATCATCGTGGAGGCTATCTTCCCCGCTGGCCCCTCATGCCTGAACTGACGATTGAGCAGGGAGATGTAGTTCGCGGGATACTTCTTGAACTGGGTTATGGGAGCGCCGACGCCGCGCATAAGCTCAGGAGTATTCGCCCGACCCGGATCGAATTGCGTACCGCGCGTTTCCCAATCGGCCAGAAACTCAGGCGTCAGTTTCTTGCCACCCAACTCTTCTTGGAAAAGCTGATTGTTCTTGTAGACCTCAGCCGCCTTCTTGAGTGCTCCCGGCTGATGAGCGAGGCGATAAGCGGCAACCCACGAAACGACACGGTTTGTTACCTCGGCCGCGCCAAACATAGAGGCAAGAGATGAGTAAACTCTCTCCATCATTTTCGCTATCGGCCGATAGGCTGGGGATTTCCCAATGTTGTTGCCCAGCATGTCGGACGTGACCTGAGCTTGCAGAAGACCGTTCCGCTCACGACTCTTTAGAAGCGTCTTCTCATTCTCCGAAAAGTTAGTGTTCTCTATTTTAAGTACGATCTGTCCGCCTTCCGCACCCCACTGCTTCTTGCCGAACATCATCTTGTCGGGACGGAGAACCTGACCAAGCACCTTGTTGGCTTCCATGAACGAGCGCCCATGGCCCGCCCATTTACCGATCACGGGGATAGTGATCATGTGGGTCTGCGAAAGATTTGCCAGCGCAGGTGCAGGAGACCCCAAGATCCACCACGCGAACCCGAGCTTTCGCAATCCCGCGAAGTCTCCGCCCGGATCGTCAACCGAGCGCAGCCACTTGTCGGCATAGCGGCGGACGGACTGTGAGCCTTCGGGTGGGATGGCCTTTCCCTTGCTGTCCTTCCCGCCCATGAGGACATCGCGCGCCCCGGCGATTTCGTTCCGGAATTCGATCATGGGAAGGACGCGGGCAGTGTGGTGCAAGTACTCCGTCACCATGCGATCGAAGTCGGTCGAGAAACCGGCGATGTCGTCGGACTTTTTCCTGAACCCCGACTTGGCGCTGGCGACGACATCCTTCATGAAGCCGTCCATCAGGGCTTTGCGAAGATCCGGGTTTTCATGTGAGATGCCGGAAACCAACCGCTCCAGCGCGTTCAGCGGCAAGTCTTCCTGGCGCATCTCGGAGATGTACTGGACCATCGGCTCTTGGCCGTCGTCCTTGTAGCGTTCGCGCAGTTCCTTGACCTTGGCCGCGACCGCCTTGCCGTAGTCGCCCTTCTCGAACTTGCGCCCGAACATGCCCTTTCGCAGGGTGCCCGAGTCGACCAGTTCGGAATGCAGGCTGGCGTACTCGCCGCCGAGAACACCTTTGTCGGTCTCGCCCTCTTTGACGCCGACCTGTTTTCCACTCTCCTCGTCCTTCTTGATAGTCTTCGACTTAACCGTGATCATCACGTCGCCGCGGCGCTGGAATGGGATATATCCGGCCTTCTCCTGCTCAAGCAGCCCGCTCATCAGGTCCATCGCCGTCCGCGCCGCCTCGGGCTTCTTCGCCTCCTCCAGGAACTTCGTCTTGGCGGCATCGGACTTGGACGCAGCCGCATCCCGGAGCGCCTTCATGTCGCCGTCGTAGCCGAGATTGCGGACCACCGCCTCGGTATGCCGGCGCCACACGTTCTGCATGGTGGACTTGAGGGCGAAGTAGGCGTCGGTCTCCTCCTTCGTCAGCTTGATCGTCTCGCCCGGAGCCAGCCACGTCTTGCCGTCGTCGCCAGGGACCACCCTGTCGCCGTTCTTGATCACCAGCCGCGCACCCGTGGGGACGATGTTGCGGTTGGCGAGACGAGCGATCACCGCTGCCTTGTAGACCTGATCCCGCGACGGCTTGGTCAGTTCCCCCAGCGGCTTTGCCTGCCAGAAGAAGTCGCGGTAGTTGCGGGTCTGCGCCTCCTCCCGCTTCTGCACCGGCTTGAACAGCTTGGCGAACGAACGATCCAGCATCGCCAGCGTGCGGGGGAAAATCGCTTTGGCCTCGACCGCGCCAAGGTCCTTCATCCTGACGCGGGACGGAGGGGGCGTGTCGAGCAATGCCGTCTGGCGTTCGATGTCCTTCGGCGGCCCCTTCCCCTTGTGGCTTTCGGTTGCCGCCTTGGCTGCCGCCTCGATCTCCGCTTCGCGACGGAGAGTCATGCCCTCGACGGCATCGTTGGTCGCGCGCTTGTCGTTCAGCGCATCCTGGGCCTTCTTCTTCGATGAGTAGGCGCCGAGCGGTTCGCCGTCCGTGTCCTTCAGCGCATAGGCGCCTTCGGGTGTCTTGGTGATGTCCGCGCCGCCGCGCTTGACCTCGGTGATCTCATTGCCGAAGTGGACGCGACGGCCGCCCTTCCATATCTCAATCGGAGTGAGGCCAACGGCCGGCTTCGTCTGCGGCGTCACCACGCTCGTCCGCGCGAACTTCCCGGCATTCGGCCCATCGACGTAGCGGACACCCCAGCGACCATCGCCGAGCGGCGCCACCTCCATCTTGCTGCCGTCCGGGTTTGTTGCCTGGAAGAGGCCGAGCGCGTCCGCGCCTTCCCGGTCGACGTAGAAAGTCGCCTCCGAGCGTGGTTGCGGCCCCTGCTCTTTCTCGCCGTGCTCCGGCCGGAACATCTTGTTGCGCGTGGTCGACCCGTCTTCGTGGACTTCGTAGGTCGATCCTTTAGCCGTTGTGAATGTCTCGCCTGCGGCCGGTTCGGTGATGGGTGTCTTGGTGATTTCGGCTTTCGGCGGATCAGCCTTCGACGGCTCGACGCGCTCGGCGCGTGTCTCTCTCGGCGGGTACACCTCCTCGCCGAGGACGTAGTTGGCGATCTCCTTCTGCCGCTCCCAAAACTTCACCGATGCGGGCGTGCGCGCCGATGCAGACTGAGCATCCACGGAGTTGATGACCTCGCCCCGGTCGTACTGGTCCAGGCGCGTGAAGTCGACATCGGCCCCGGTCAGGTTCTTAAAGAACTCGATCTCTTGCTTGCTCGGCTGCGCGCTCGACTCCTGTGCGCGCGCAGCCGGCTTCCGCTCGGCCACGGGCGCCTCTCCCCTGTCCGCGTCCTCAAATTCTTTCACCTGTCGGCGGAGATCGCGGTCGCTGAAGTTCTTCGGGTCGATCCCCAGCTCGGCCGCACGGGCGCGCAGTTCCTCGCTTCGCTGTGCCTTGGCTTCGGCCGCTTCTCTACGGGCATTCACGTCGCCCATGTCGATCTGCGAATAGACCGGACGCCCTCTTGCGGTGTCGTCAATCGCATCCAGAAGGTCGCGCACGGTCGCGTCTTCCGGGAGATACCCCCCTTCGATGGCGCGTTCGAGCGCGGCGTCCTGATAGGCCCCGTCTTCCCGGATCAGCTTGGTCTGGCCCGGGCGTATCTGCCGGTCCAGGTCCATCGACCGAAGTTCGCCGCCCTCGTCCCTCATGCCGCCATTGTCGGCAAGGAAGGAAACCAGATCCTGCGGCGGCGCCTTCCCGGTCGAGGGCGCCCGGCGATCCGCCTCCTCGGCCACGTCCATCTCGAAGGCCATGCGCTGCTCGGCGTCTTCCATGCCCGGAAGTTCCGGCGTCGTCGGGCGCGGATCGCGCTGCATGAACGGCCGCTTGCCTCGCTCCTCCGGGAGGCCGGGAGCGAACGGAACCTCACCCGCCACGTCAGGCTCAGTCGGGATCGGCTTCATCGGGCGGTGGAACGGGTCCTCGGCAAATCCCCTGTCCTGCGCCACGTCGAGGGCTTGGTCACGCGCCAGCACGTCGGCCTCGGTCAGGCTCGGCGCCGGTTCCAGATCGTCGGACGGACGCAGCGGCCCCGGCTCCTCTGGTCGACGCAGCGCGTTGAAGTCCTCAAGCGGCATCGGCCCGAGCGGCACCCCGTCCGCGTCGCGGGTGAGCGTGACCATGCCGGTTTCCGGGTCGTAGCCTTGGATCGTCACGTCGGCGGGGGTGACAGATTTTGTCACCCCTCCGGTCTCCGGGTCGGCAACCTGCTCCTCAAGGCCCAGCACGACGCGCGTGCCCGGCTCGGGGCCTTCCGTGCCAGGGGGCGGCGCTGAAGGCGGGGGAGTGCCGACACGTCGACCGGACTGCGCGACCGCCCTCGCTCCGGCATGGACGGCCACAGGCGGCGCCCCCTGCCCTACATTCAGCGCATAGCCTTGCAGTAACTCTTCGGGCGAAACGACACGCCCCTCTGCCACGCCTTCCGTCATTTGCTGAGCGGCGCCGATACCCGGCTGCACCCCGAAGATTTGGGCCAGCGCTTCGCTGATCGGCTTCTTCAGGGCCTGGACGATCTGGCCCTCCGCATTCACCCCGGCGGCGACCTTGCCGAAGATCGCCATTCCCGGCGCCGCACCCGAAGCCGCGCCGAAGAGACCGGCAATCCCGGCCTTCGTCATCGCCTCGTTGACGGCCTGGTCATGGTCGAGATTGCGGGCACGCGCTTCCTTGTAGGCCGCCGCCAAGGTCTGAGCCATGGCCCCAACCCCAAAGCCGGCCGCACCACCGATCAAGGCTCCGCCAGGAATCGGCGAGGCAGCGCCCGCAATCGTCCCGGCAATACCCGTGGCGAACGAGGGCGACGATTTGGCCGCGCCGTACATGATGTTCGCGACCCACCAGTGAGGATCAAGCGCGCCCTTGGAAATCGGGGTTTGCAACAACTCGCCGAGATAGCCCTCCTCCCGGTGCGGCGCACCCTCGGCGAACGGCCCCGTCAACGTGTCGCCGGTCTCGGAGACGCCTGCCTTCACGCCCGAAGTCAGCGCATCCCAGCCGGTGTTGAGGATGGACTTGCGAGGCGCGGCCAACTCCTCAAACGGATTGGCCTCGGCCAAAGCCTCGAAAGGATTGCTCTCAGCAGCTAGCCCTTCAAACGGGTTCTCAGGCTCGGCGGCTTGGGCTGTCCCCACGGGATTGCGCCGGGAGGGCACGCGCTGGACGTAGTTTTTCGTCTCGGTCGGAACCGGCCCTTTCCGGCCGCCGGCAATCCAGCGGTCGACATTTCTCGGCCCCCAGTTGTAGGCCATCAGAGCGGTCTGCTCGTCGCCGTACTTCTGCATCATCTGGTCGAGATAGCGGGCGCCCCCTTCGATGTTGGCGAAGGGGTTGGCCGGGTCGACGCCAAGGTCCCGGGCGGTGCCGGGCATCAACTGCATCGGCCCCATGGCGCCCTTCGGCGAGACGGCATCGGGACGGCCGCCGGATTCCGTCATCATCACGGCGTTTACCTGCGCGTCATCCGGCTCCGCCAACGATGCGAAGGGATTGCCGGTCATTTATCCGCCGAGCGCCTGTGCCGCCGCCCCCGCGCCAAAGACGGCGTCGTACTGTTTCCGGGCCTGCGGCGTCGGGTTCTTCTTGAGCAATTCGACGGCCGCCGCGGTCGGGCGCTTGCCGGCCCCACCCGGAGGCGCGGCCATCGGCGGCGAAACTGCATTCGGAGTTTCACCTGATTGTGAAGCTACGGGCGGTTTCGGTGCCGGGGTTGTGGGTTGGGACTGCCGGTATCGCGGCGCGAGATTGGCTTCCATTCTCTCGCGAACCTGCCGGCCAAATGCCTCAGCCTTCGCCATGATTTCTTCATCGCTCAGCTTTTTGGTGGCAAATAAGTTATTCTCTGAAAGCACTTTGTGCTGCGCCAGGATGGCTTTGTTTTCTTCCGTCTGAATCTTTGCGGGCGTGACGAAGCCAGCCGCGTCCTCCTTCTCCTGGGCAAGCATCTGCTTAGCAGCCGCCGCCGCCTCGCGCGCCTCGGCGATCTGACGGGAGAGCTCCAGCCTAGCCTGCGCATTCAGCGTCTGGTCATTCTGGCGGGCAATCAGCGCCTCGACACGCTGTTGCGCCGCGGCAAGCTGCTGCTCCTTGAGAGCGTGGCCCGCCTTCCGGTCATCGGCCCGCTCTTCGTCCGCCTTCCTCAACCGCTCCTGGGTCAGCTTCGTGTTCTCGGCCCGCTCCTTCCCGGACTGCCGGCGCTCCTCGATGTTCGCCGCCTGCCCGAGGGCACGGAGGCTCCGGGCCTTCTCGTCTTCCATGCCGCGTGCCGCCGCCCCGATGCCCTCGCCCACGGGTCCGAGGAACCCGGGCTGGCGCGAGGACGCCATGGCAGCGCCCAGCTTGGCGAGGATCATCCCCCGGCTGGCCTTGGGGTCCTGCGCCTCGACCAGCTTCGCGAGAAGGCTGCTGTAGGGGTCGGAACCGCCGTCCCCGCCCGGAGGAGAGACGGGAGGAGACGGCGGCGCTCCTGCGGCCACGGGCGGTCGCGGAGGGGGCGGCGGAGGCATCGCGTCCTCGCGACCCATCCGCATGTCGGGTGTCATCGGGCCGGCGGGGGCGCTGCTGCCGTATGGCTCGGCGCCAATGCCCATGGGCGGTTCCGGCTTCTCAGGCGGGAATGGGGGAAACGGACCTTCGTCGCCCATTTCGCCAGGGAAGCCCATGCCGCTGTCCGCATCGCCACCAATGCCGATGGGCACGCTGCGATAACCCGGGCGGGGGGCGCCTCGCCCCGGCTGCGTCTCGTCGTTCGCTTCAAGGTCGATGCTGGTCGGGGGCATTCCGCCCGACTGCGCCTGATCCATAAGCGAGGCGATCTTCGGGTCCGCCGCACCGCCGAAGGAGCCAGGGGTCAGGTCAATGAAGTCTTCTTCAGGCGTCGGCGCGGACGGCTGGCGCTGAAACTTCCCGCCCGTGGGGGCGCCGTGCTTGTAGCGGTTGAGGTAGATCGTCCGCTTCATGTCGTTGATGCGGGACTTCTGCACATGCGGCGCAGCCGTGCGGAGGAACGCCGCTTCACGCGGGTCTAGCGCCTTCAGCGCCTCGAAGTCGGAGATCTCGGAGAGCGGGTCGCCGCCGCCGGCCAGACGAACCGGGCCGCCGCCACGACGATGGATGGCGCCGCCATCCGCCCACCAGCCGAAGCCACCCTTGCCGCCAAGCCCGGCAATGCCGATGCCAGCGCCGAGGATCTGCGAACCAACGGACGGTCCCGGAGATGTCTGCGTCGAGCCGGTCGGAGCGCCATAGACGATGCGGGAAAGGCCCTGCGCCTGCTCTTCCGGGAGGCGCTGCTGGCGGTTCCAGTCCTCATAGCCGAGATCCAGGTTCTTCTGGCCCTGCTGCTGCTCCATGTTGCCGACGTTCATCAGCGCCCGCGCGCTGTCGAGATTGCCGGTGCGGTAGCGCTCGGAGAGCGAGGAGAGATCGTTGCCGGCGGCGCGGCGGCCGGCGAGGCGCGTGTTCTCTCCGGTGATGCCCTGTCCGATGCCCGTGGTCCGCAGCCGCTCGGCTTCTAGTCCACGGTCGGCGTTGCGGGTGCCGCTCGTCAGTTCGCGCTCGACATTGCCGGTCTGCGACGTGAGATCGCGGTCGACATTGCCGGTGCTGGAGCGGAGACCGCGATCCTCGTCCGTCGCGAAGCGGCTGGCGCCCGACTCGTAGCCCTGGTCCATCAGCTTGGCGATGGCTTCGGACTTCCGGTCCTCCTCGTCCGACTCGAAATTGGTGCGTGCGAGATCGCCGCGCGAGCCGAAGGCGCGCTTGCCCGCGAGCTTGGCATCCAGCCCAGCCCGGCGCTCGCCTGTCCGCTTGTCCTCACGGTTGAGGTACTGGTCGATGACCTGGGACTTGTAGGGCGACATGTAGGAGTCGGCGACGCCGGGCGAGTTCCAGCGCTGCACCGAGGTTGATCCGGCACGCGTCCGCCCCGCCTGCGTCCGCTCCGGCTTGATCGAACGACCGAGCGACTGGATCATCGACTGAAGGTTCTGGTCCTCCATCGACGAGCCGATGGCCTCGCCCGCCTGTCCCATGCCGCGCTGATATGAAGGGTCCGAAGCGATGCCGCGGATCGCATTCATTCCCGCCTGCTGCGAGCCGGAAAATCCTGCAATGCGCGGGTTCTGATAGGCCTGGTAGGGCCGGGTGTAGCCCTGCAGCGCCCGCTTGGTGAGTTCCGGGACAAGCGGCTCCAGCCCCTCCATCACCTGGGGACGGGTGCGCGTGACGTTTTCGGAGGCCCCGAACAGGCCGCTGAGAAGACCCATGGTTTTACCCCTTCGGCGGCGGCAGCTTGCCGAGCGCCTTCCTGAACTGAGCGCGCTTCTTCAGGATCAACTCGTTCAGCGCCTTGTGCCCGGCATCGGTCGAGCCGCGCCCCATCGCCGCGACCACGTCGGCCGGGATGACGTGCTCGCCATTGGAGAGCAGCGCCGGGATCTCGTCGGAACGCCCGTCGCCCTCGCCGCGCACCGCGCGATCGTCGCCGCCCTCGGCATAGCCGATGCCGCCCATGCTCCGGCGGATAGGCCCGCCGCGCGCATTCATGCCGGCGCCCATCTCGCCGCTTTCACGGCCACCGCCATAGCCGGCCCCGGCGCCCTGCGGCCCCATGTCATTACCCGACCCGCCCCAGCCGATGCCGTCGCGGATCTTGTCGGCGAGCCCGGTCACCTCGGCAAAGCCACGCGACGGCGAGACCGTCGCCATGTCGATCACCTTGCCCCAGTCGCCGGAGAAATCGTTCCAGCTCGGATCGGCCGCCTGGTCGCGACCCTGTCCGCGCATGTCGCCGATGTCCGCGCCATCGGCGCCGCCGCCGCCTTCAAAGCGACGAATGCGCGGCACGCCGCCATTGGCCTGGAAGTCGGGGCCTTGCGTCGCCTCGGCCTGCGCCTGCGCCGCTTCCTGCGATCCTGGCGTCGACTGGTTGCCGGTGGCGTAGTCGCCATCGCGGCTGTAGTCGCCGCTCCACAGGTCGCGCGCCATGTTGCCCATCTGGCCGGCCCAGCCGCCGAAGGACCCGACTTCACGCCCGCGACCGCCGCCGCCCCAGGCATCCATGCCGTTCTGGCCGCCATCGGGGCCGCCGTTCTGCTGCTGCCAGGTGCCGTGATCGACGACGCCGGAACCGCCGCCGCCTTCCTCTTCACCGCCCCCGCCTTCCTGCTCCCACGGCATCTCGTAGTCGGTCTCTGGACCGGAACCGTAGTTGTAGGGATCGCCGCCATAGGGATTGCCGATGCCCCGGAAGATCGACGACATGTCGAAGTCGCCGAACTGTCCGCCGGGCGCATAGCGCGACTGAGGACTCGGCGAACGCCCGTAGCCTTGAGACCGCCCATAGCCCGGATTGTTCAGCCGGCCGAAGCCCGAACCGCCCGGTTCCATTGGCCGCTCCTGATAGCGGGACTGCCCCGTCTCAAAGCCCCACCCATACGGCTCCCCACCTCCCGTCTGCGGCATCATCCCGCGCCGGCCCATGCCCAGCTGCATCGAGCCCATGCCCCGGCCGCCGCCGGGATAGGGCTCGCCGCCGCCGGTCTGCGGCATCATCCGTGACCCGGGTCCACTGCCGGGACCGCCCGGGCCGAGTTCGGCCGGATAGGGCTCTCCACCACCCATGCGCGGCGGTTCGATCTGCGGCAGCCCAAAGCCGCCGATGCCCGACCGGTCCATGGTGTTCTTCGTCGAGGGGAAGGGCTTGCCCGTCATCGATGCGTAGGAATCTCCGCCTCCGATGCCCACGGCCGGACGCATCCGCCCCATCCCACGCTGGGATTGACGACCCTGTCCACCCCACCCGGAACCCCGGAACATCGAGCTGCCATATCCGGTCATCAGAGCCTCCTAAGCCCTAGCTCACAGTACCATTGCTACCGTAAATTCGCCATACAGACCCGTCTGCCCATACCGGCGCCCCGGCCGACGTGCCGGCCATGTCGGTGCAATAGGCCGTCCGCCCCTGGACAGGTCTGTATACGGATGGATTTCCGGTAAGCTGGGAAACGGTCGCCAAGGGCAGTTGCACCGGCTGGCCGATCCGCTGCATCCCCTGAATGAGGACCGTCAGGAACCGCTGCGCATAGCCGGCGAGCTCGCGGTTATGCACCGCCCAGGGCTCGCTGCTACCCACGGGGGGGAGCGGGAGAGGAGTTACTCCCGTCACCGGAGCGGCCCTTCCGAGATATCCAGCCTGATTTCACCCAGGCGCCAGTCATCGGTCGCGCCCGTGCTTTGGATCAACTGCCCGACCTGACGCCCCTGTCCCCGGACGTCGATGTACTGCGTTCCGCCGGAGAAGGTGTAGGGGCCACGGGTCACCAGGGGAGCCTGCGGCCAGCGGCGCAGCTTCAGCGTCACCGCCAGCGTGCCGGAGTCGATCCGCGCATCCAGCACGATCCGACGCATGTTCAGCACATGGTCGCCGTCCACCCCGTCCTTGGAGAGATCGATCGGCGCCCACTCGACATAGCGGGTGAGCGCAGCACCGTTATCCCCCAGGCCCGTCTCCTGGCTGTAGAGGATGCCGGAGGAGGACGCGGCGGTGGGGCTGGACCCATGCAGCACGTTGTCGTCGATCCAGGCCGTGCGGTCGAAAGTGCCGATCGACCATCCCGAACGGGGGTCGTTCGCCGCCTCGATCAGGTCGCAGCGGACATAACGCGCGATTTCCTGGGTCGGAGACGTCGGGAAGAAGAAGTAGAGCGCGGTGAAGGAAGAGTCGTAGGAGCCGACGCACTTCCACACCTGGAGCGGATCGATGATGTCCGCAAACGCGACTTCACGCACCGGGCACGCCATCGCCCGAGGGGTGCCGCCGTTGAAGGTGTAGAAGGCGAGTTGCGGGGTGATCCAGTAGGCAAGGCCGTCCTGCTCGATCGCCGCCATCGGACCGATCAACCCGCAGTTGGTGCCGACCGGCGTCGCGTCGTAGAGCACATCGACATCGCCGGTATAGCGGACGAAGTAGAGCGCGAGGTCGGTCCACACCAGGATGCCGTCCCGCGTATGTCTTGCCGCGACGATGTAGCTGCCGATGCCGAGCCGAGTATCCCCTGCGGTATTGTCGTTGCCCGGCGTCCAGATGGTGCGGTCGGTGAGATCGGACCAGCGGATCAGCATCGGATCGAAGATGCCGTCGACCGCGGTGCAGCCGAACGCCATCAGCGCCCGCTCGGCGGTAACCAGCATCCACAGCACCCGGGCCGGAGCATTGGTCACCGGGACGCCACGCTGGGATACGTTGTTGTTCCACTCGTTGATGACGCCGCCGAGATTGTTGAACATCCCGATTTCGCCATAGGCGTCCTGGGCAATCGTCCGCGCCTGGTTCGGCGTCGTCGAAGGCACGCTCGTTCCATAGGGTCCGACACCGTAGCCGCCCGTGCCGTAACCCTGTCCGGCGACCGAGTTGATCCGCCCGCTGTTGATCTCGTAGAGGAAGGAAGGCGTTCCTCCTCCCGTCGCCGCCGAGGTCGCCGCCGAAGACACCGTGATCTGATAGGAGTTGGCGCTGACGCTTCCCGTCACCGTATAGGGGAAGCCGAACCAATAGGTCGGGGTTCCTCCTCCGGCAGACACCGTGGCATTGGCCGAGACCGTCGCCTCGATCAGGTACTGCGTCGTCGAGATCGGATATGCGAGATAGACGCCGGAGATGGTGATGCCGGCGATGGCAGAAGCACCGGAGAACGTCGCCTGCGACCAGATCGGCATGTTATGGCCGGACTGCGTCACCGCCACCATGCGCGAGCCCGACACCGTCGAGAACGCATTGGTCAGCGTGCCCGATGTTCCCCCGATGACGATTCCACCGACCGAGGTCGCGTTCGAGATATAGACCGTATCGCTGAGCAGCGCGCCATGCGCCGTCTGCGACACCGTGACCGTGGTGGAGCTGGTGACCGTGGTGAAGGGGCTGGCGCCGAAGGCACCGTGGCTGCGCTCGGGCGTGATGTTGTAGACACGCGGGCTGCGGAAGACGAGTTCCTTGCGCGACGTCCCGATCAGCATCTGCGCCACGCCGGAGTTCGTGACATAGGGCAGCAACGCACGGGGAACGCCGGGAACGACGTCGAGCGCAAGCTGCACCCATCCACCAAGGGACTGGGCGCGGCTGTTGACCCAGCGGATCTTGTCCGAGGAAACGGCATACCCTTCCGCCGCATAGGCGGTGTCGTCGGTGACGACGCCAGGACGGTAGGGGATCGCGCGAAGCGCCATTACACCCGGCCCCCGCGACGGAAGGTGAAACCTCCCCGGTTGATGCCGCCCGACAAGGTCGATGCGTAGGCGTTGGGAGAGCCGATGCCGGAGGGCCGGGCCATGCGGTCCTGCCCGGCAAAGGCGCCGATATTGCGCTGCGGACGCTGGCCGCCATAACCACGCGGCGACTGTTGATAGCCGATGCCCATGCCGCCGCCATAGACATTCGGCACGTTGTTGGCCTGCCCGTAGCCGGGGCTTCCATAGGGGTCCTGTCCATCCCAGCCGATGCCGCCCGACAGCATCTTCAGCATCTGCAGGAACTGAGGCATCCCGCCGCCCACGGCGCCGATGCCGCCCTGGCCCTGCTGTTGCTGCGGATAGGCTTGGCCCGTCGCCGACTGATACGAGCCGGTCGCCGCCGGAGGTACCCCGCCGGGTGCAGAGACGGGAGGCTGGCCCTCGTTCGGGTTCGTCAGCGCGTTCTGCGCATAGCGGAAGCCGCCTTCGTTGCGGAAATACTCGAAGGGCTGGAGTTGATAATTGTCGTCGACCCGTCGTGCGGCCGTAAGCCCGTCGAGCCCGGGGATCGATTGCGGGAGCTGGTCGCCGCCAGAGAGCATCGGATCGCCCATCAGCTCGGCCCGAAGATCTGGCCGGCGAGCACCGTCGCGTCCTGCGGAATGTCGGCGACGACGAGCGCGCGAAAGACCGGCGTGGACGAGGCCGAACCGGAAGCCGGTCCCGCAAGGACCGTGTTCGGCGCGGCGCTCAAGGTGGAGACGCCGGAAAGCGAAGCAGCGGCGATGGCGCCGTTCAGCGCCTGAAGGTTCACCGCATCGTTGGCGTCAATCGGGCTGCCAAGGTTGATGAGGCGGTAGGTCGCCATGCTGACATTGCCGGTCGGCGCCCCCACGGTGTTCAGCGTCGGCGAGGCGATGGCGTCGACATAGCCCTTGCTCGCCGCATGTCCCGAAACGGTCGGCGCCAGAAGCCCGGAGATGTTCTGGCTGTTCATGTTGAGGAAGGCGGTCGGCACGTCGATCTTGTCGAGCCGCTGGCCCAGCGTATAGGTGTTCACCCCGTCCGGCGAATAGACCGGCGTCACCCGCCCATAGGGGAGAGAGACGAGCAACCCGCCGGAGATTCCAACAGAGCAGGTGAAGCCGCCGGAGGTCCCGGCATTGTCGACCCAGGAGACGAACTGCCGGGGAGGCGCAACCAAGGTGAGGTCGCTGGTCTGCGTGCCGACGTTCCGCCACACCGCCATGCGCGACTGGTTGGTGACGAAGTCGGTGTTCGAGATCGTGTAGGAGCCGCCGGCAGACGAGATCGTCGCCGTGCCCTTCACCGCCTGTCCGATCAGGGTGAGTGCATCGGTATTGAGCAGGCCACCCCAGGCGTCGGGGTTGCCGCCATAGGGCTGGAGCAGGATGCCAAGCAGGGAGTCGGCTGAACCGGTCATGCGGCGGCTCCCTTCACATAGGGCACGACGTAATCGTCCAGGCCGTCCGGCTTGCCTTCCTGGGCATTGAGGGCGGTCACCGCGTTCGCGTATTTCGCTTCCTGAATGTTCAGGAGCGGCTGCTGGCGATCGTCGAGGACGAAGCGGCACGCCTCGCAGAGCACGGCGGCAAGGAGGCCGTCGTAGAACTGATCGGTGAGGAAGTTGGTCTGGTTCGTCGTCGACAGCGGCGCCAGCTTCTTCTTGTAGGCGAACTCATAGGGGTAGTTCGAGGCCGGCGTCGGATAGAGCTTGTAGCGGGTCGCGTCGTAGACGGCGTAGTAGCCCGGCAGGCCCGTGGTCGAGAGCCCCGGATAGAAGGTGTCGCCGAGCGCCTTCTGGATCAGGATCAGCGGCGCCTGCTGCTGGTTGTTCGCCTGGAGCGAGAGATAGCGGAGCGTGATCAGGTCGGACGGGCGCGAGAAATACGCAGAGAGCGCCGTCAGCGACCCCGTGGTCACGGACTCGAATTGCGGCACGGTGAGATCGCGGAAGATCCGCGTCTCCGCATTCCCGATCATGGTCGGAACCTGCGCCACGAACTCCGGCGCCTCGTTCATCATCCACGATTGCGCATCCGCAACGAGGAGATCGTAATTGTAGGTGGGCATTTAGGCCCCCTTCCCTACAGCCGGGGCGTGTGGCAGGATTCGCGTCCCAATTGAGAGGAGAGACGCCATGGCAACCGCCGAGATTGAGGCGACCCGCGCACGAACCGCCGTCATCACCCTTAAGGAGGGGGCGCATGAGGTCGAGATCTTCATCGACGGGAAGTCGGTGAGATTCATTGCGGAAAACGCCGTGGTCATCGGAAATGTCATCGCCAATACAGAGTGCCGCCCGGAAGAGGATAAGACGAAGCCGTGCTAACCCGGATGCTGTGGGTATTGGCGTTTCTTCCCTGACAAGCCGGCGTCATGTCTCCGGCGATCCCAGAGGCGGTGTAGAGGGGGACCCCGTTCAGCAGAAACGCGACGGTGCCGAGCGCCACCACATAAATGACGGTGAGCTTATCCCCCTGCACCAATGCCGTGAGACCGCTTGCGACTTCTACGGCGCTGACGAAGACACTCCCCGTGCTCACGTAGGCGACATCGCCGGTGTCGTTTCCAAGCTGCGTTGCCGTGGTGTTTTGAGTCAGGCTTGGGCGAAGACCGAAAGCCTGAGCCTGCGCCG